CGTCAGTGTCAGGCCGCCTGTATCTACACCGTCGCTGCCAACATCGAGCTTGCCGAAAGGGATAGGAATGACTTGCCCGTACTCGGCAAGAGACGCGATATTGTCGAACGATGAAGTCTGATTGAAACGGCTGGGACCAATCTGGTTGCGCAGCTCGCGCTGCTTGACGCGCTTATCGGAAACAGCCGGGGGTTTGGGTGCCAGCAACATGCTGGCGGCAGTTAGGGCAATGCCGATGGCAAGGTTGGTAAGAATAATTGTTGCTGCTGATTTTGCAGCGGCTGCTGCGTTGATCGCACCAATAGCTAGTGGGGCAACTGCCGCATAAATTTCCGGGATGTGTTCATACTCAGCAGGGCGTACACCTACATATTGCGTTGCATAACGTACAAACTTTTTATACTCGTCCTCGCTGCATCCCAGCGCTTCGATCAGTGCAACTTCATACGGTAGGAGCGGCGGATCGTAAGCTTGTCCGCCGGTTTCCAGTCCACTGCGGAGATCAAGGGGTTTATGAAGAGGATACCGTTCTGCCATGCAACCCCAAATGCCAGCGGACTGGCGGCCAACAACGTGATGTCACCATCGTAAGCCGGCCAGTCAATGCGATTGCAGAAGCGTTCCAGCTCTCGCAAGACTTGCCGTGGGGTCATGGCGTACCAGTTGGCATTGACCGCTGGTGGATTCATGCCCATTTCGCCTAAGGCGTCGAGGACAAGGTTGATGCAATCGTTCTCGCCGTAGGTGTAGGGGCGACCAATCAGGTGCTCACACACGTACAGAGCTGGTAAAGGGGATGTTGCCGATTGTGCGGCGCGTCAACCGGCGGGCTGGTACGTTTGCATCAACGGCATCCAGCACGCTGTTCAGCGAAACTTGGATGCTGGTTTCATCCCAGCCGCCGGCAGAGCAGACACCCCAATAGCTGTACAGAACGCGGGCGATGCTGGCTTCTGACCACAAAACTGTGGTCACTTTGCCGACCCACAAACCTTGGATTGCTTCGGCGGTCCAGTTGCGCGTGATGTCGGTGTTGCCGAATTGCAAGGTGGCATCTAGGTTGTCGCCCTTGAGCGTTGCAACCGCACCGCCAAATCCGAAAGGTAGATATAGGTAGTTGCGATTGTTGTGCGTAATCTGTGCGTTGATGCGAAAGTTTTGGAAGCTGAAGCGGGTTTGATTGGTTGGGCCAACCTCGAACAAGTGGCCGTAGTTGAATTCCATCAGATTCCGAGCCTCCCGCGAGCAGCAGCGCTGTTAGTCAGGGTCCGCATGGCGCGGCGTTCGCCTTGGATGGCGCCTTGTTGGGCGGCTTGTGCCATGCCGGCTCGGAATTGGTCAGCCGTAACGTACTCGACATTGTTAATGCGCTCCACGCTGTAGCGAACGTCGATGGGTTCCATCGTTGCAGCTGCTGCGCCTCCGCCTTCAGTGCTGGCACCGCTGCCAGGAATCACAGATTCTCCACGTGCGCCACGCGAATAGCGAGACATGGCGGCGGTCATTTTGGATTGCGGAATGACGTATTCCGGCTCGCCACCTTCGCCAATTAGAGCGCGAGTGGGACCAGTAACAAAGCCGCCTTCGGCGAACGCGTACTGTTGCCATCCTCCTGGTAGAACGTTGCCTCCACTGCCTGCCGGATTCCCACCCCCTGCAAAGGAACGTAGTACTGTCATAAACAGTTGCTGTGCCAGCATTTGCGTAGCCATATCAATGAAGGCTTTGCCGATGTTTTCAAACATGCGGCTAAACGCCTCGGCTACCGTGGTCGTGCCAGTGATTATTCCTGTAATTGAATCGCTAAAGGCTTGTGATACTTCGTTGACGATGAACCCGTACTTTTCGTAAATTTGCTGTTGCCTTAAAAGTTGCTGCTCTAGTTGATCACGAAGTTGTAGTTCTGTTTCTAACTGGGCTAACTGGTCTTGTTGTACAGCAAGTTCGGCCTGTTTAGCGTTTAACTGAGTATCAGTAAGTACGCCCGGTGTGTTTCGTGCGCTTTCGATACTTTTTTCTAACGCGTTTATTTTTTCTTGTATAGGAATAAGTTCATCTAAACGTCGCATGTACTGATCTAGCATTTGCATATCTCGTTCTAATTGTTCGCCTCCAAAGGGAAACTCAAGCTGGGTTTGCAGCCTATCAATTTCAGTCTGACCTGCTATACGGCGCTGGGCATTTTGACTTAGTAGTTGCTGCGCTTCTAATTCTTGTTCTAGCTTGGCGCGTTCCCGCTGTACGTTTAGGTTTTCTTTCAAGTACTTATATTCTAACTTTAAGTTGTTTAGTCTATTATCAAACGTAGCATCAATCGTTTTTTGATTAGTAGCATAGTCCTCTGAGGCTTTTGCCGAAGCGTATTCGTTACGGATAATCCCCTCTTGAATTCCTTCGCGCCTTTCCAGCAGAATTAAACTCTGCTCGTACCCAGCAATAGGTCCTTTATACAGATCTACACCTTTTTCTAGAATTGCGTATTCATCGAGGACTGTTTGCGCCAGCTGGTTTTGCAGCTGAAGCATAAGCTGGTAAGCTCTGATTCTGTCCTGATTAGTTTGTTCTGCAGCTCGCGCAGCCTGTTGATCAATGTTACGTACTTCAGCCGCGTATTTTAAGTTGGCCTGTTGTATCATTAACTGATTTTTTGTAGCGTCATACGCCTTACCTATCCAGTAATTTTGAATTTCGAGTAGTTTGTTTTTGTATTCTTGCTGAGCTACTTGTTTGGCTACGGCCACGTAACTTTGGCCGTCCTTTTCTAAGGACATTCCGGCCAGAGTTAGCTTTTGGCCTTCTAGTTGTACTTGGGCGGCAAGTTCTCTTGTTTGTGCTTGTGCTTGAAGTTCTGGAGTCTTGTCGATAGAAGAACTTACAGCTCCGGGCTGTAAATTAAAACGTTGCATGTATTGCTGCTGCAGACGTTGTAATGCTTGAGGATTAACAACACCATTGTTAGCTTCACGTAGTTGCATTGATTCTCTAAAGTACTGTTGATACGCTTGCGGGTTTGTTTGTTGCAGGGAAGTAAGGAAATCAGTTTGCGCTGCTTGCTGTCTATTGTATGCGGTGACACTGGCGAGAAATGTATTGAGCCAGGTAAGTAGATCGGTAAGTGGTCCGGCTACAGCCGCCTGCATCTGCAGATTTAGTTCGGCCAACTTTTTATTAAATGAGTCACTTGCAGCTCCAGCATTTTGGAGGTCTTTGACGCCTTGTGCGCCTATTTTCTCTACTAGCTCGGCTTGAATAGCTGCAGCGGCTTCTGTTACGCGACCGGCTTCAATTAAGCGTTCGATGTACTGTTTTTGGCTGCGGCTGGCAATTAAACCTGCATCCGCAAGTTTTTGGAAATTTGTGATCGGATCACGCATTGCACTTCCTGCTTCCGTCACAGAAGCGACGAATTGATCCACCAGTGCGCCAACGGCACTGGTGGCCACAGATAGCATTGGGTTGCCTGGAATCAAACCTCCCAATGCGCCGCCGGTTACAGTTCCGAGGCCGCCGCCAAACAGCATTGGGAAGGCGCCACCAATGATGACGTTTTCGGTCATCTCGCGGCGACGTGCTGACTTTTCTGTGCGATCTTTTAGACGCGCATCAAAATCTTTGAGGGCTGCCGAATCAGCTTTTTTCTGCGCAGCGCCGATTGCTTCAATCTTATCTATTTCTGCTTCTAGTTCTTTCCGAATAAATTCAAGCTCCGTAAAGTGAACTTTTTTGTTGAATTCGTTTTCAAGATTAAATATAGTTTTTGCGGCTGCTTCTTGGTCATCAAGCAGATTCTTAATTCTTACATCTTGATCGGTAAAGCCAGCAGGGCGCAATGCGGGTGTTTCTCCCGTATAACCCGAACCTTCAATAGTTCTACGTGCTTGTGCTGCAGAGTCTGCATAAGCATCTAGTGTTCGTTGCTGATTAAGAAGTGCGCGTGTATAAGCATCAGCAGCATCAGTACGCATAGACGCTTGTAACTCTTTAAGCCATTGACCCCCTTCTCTTAAAGCAACCTCCCAACTAGTAAGCGCTTGTTGGTTTTTTGTCCATGCTTGCGATAGGCGATCAGCGTTACGTGCTGCACCCTCAATAGCGTCAATACCAAGGGCATCGGCCCAGTTGATTTGACGACTTTCCAGCCTGCGCAAACTTTCATTAAGTGCTTCTATGTCGGAAGCTTGCTCTTCCAAAAATGTTTTTCTGCGCTGAGTAACGTTGTACGTGTTTGTTGCTTTATTTTCAACAGTTTGTGGTCTTAGTCCTCTAGCTTCAAGCAATAGGTCGTTCTGACGCTCCAGTTCGGTATTAAGTAGCTTTTGACCTTGTGTAATCGTATTAGCGGCACGTCGTGCTTCATCTGACTCTGCGTTGACAGTGCGTAAACGCTCTCTGCCTTTAGCAATTAAGTTGTCGTATTGTTCTACTGTTCCTTGCGTTGCACGGATAAGGCGTTGAAGCTCGCTAGCACCTTGTGCGGCATCATCGGCAAGTTGTTTTAGTGCTGTTGAAGCGCTGGCATCAATGTCGTAAAGCGCTTCAGATAATTGACCCTCCACAACAGCGGCTAGCGCTATAAGTCCTACAGTTGCTGCTCCAGCTGCACCTTGAAGTGTGCCTATGTTACTAACAAAAGCACGAATACCTTCAGACGAGTCTAAAAATTGCTGCAGAGCGTACTGCAGTTTGTTTGCTGTTTGAGCTGTTGCTTGTGCTGTATCGTCCATGGCCGCAAAGCCAGGGACAACAACTCGGGCAATCTCGTGTCCTACGTCAACAAGTAAATTGTTTACTTGAGCCAGTGTGGTGCGTAGTGAATCGCCTGCCGACGCAAACTCGTCAATTTTGCGCGCTGCGCCAGAAAAGTTAGCTGCTGATTGGCCGGTTGTTGTCGCAATACCTGTAAGTGCTTGGTTAAGACCTTCTAGTACAGCGCCTGATGCACCTAAGGTGCCTACACCTTCTACGAGACGAGCAAATACTTTTTCTGTTGTATTTGCGCGGCTAGCTATTGTTTGAAGACCTTTTTCTAGTCTTGTTAATGCTTGTTGCGGTACAAACGCTTCGCCAATATTTTTTACACCTTTTACGGCTGTAGATATGTTCTGAATTTTATTTAGTTCTGCAGTTAAGCGCTTTATTGCCTGCTCAGCGTCCCGAGTATCTGCATTTACCTTGATATTGGCGTTGTAATCGGCCACCGACCTGTTAGCACTAGCGTAAAAACAGTCTACGCGACAAAAAGCCGCCGGGTTAGCGGCGGCGTTTGGCTTTTTCCAGCTCCTTTTGCTGGTCCTCATTGAGGATCTGAAAATAGGCGCTCCAGCCGAGGAGTTCTTCGGCTGTCATCGAGGTCCGAACTTCGGTCAGGGTTAGGCCCAGCTCTTTGGCGACGCCAAACTGGAGCATGAGCCAGCTGTCCTTGCGGAGTTCGGCGCTCAGGATTTTGGGTCGATGGGCTCGGCGTCGTCGGTCAGGATCGCCAGCATCAGCGCTTGCAAGTCTTTGTCCTTAACTTCGTTTTTCAGGACGTCCACCTCGCCGACGCTGAACAGCTTGGCGCCGGATTCGTCGAGGGCCTTGGCGATCAGCAGTTGAAGCGCAAAGGCGTTGGCATCGTCGGACTTGGCTTGCTTTTGGGCGCGTTCGCGCTCAGCCATTGTCAGCGGTGCCACCCACATTTCGAATTTGGTGCCATCGGAAAGCTCTACTACTTTCTTGACGGGCTCCAGGTTGGCGGCCTTGCGGAGACGGTCGATTGCGCGTACAGGAACGGGCATACCAGTGCTTGGGGTATGCGATTAGTGTAGCGGAGTAGAAATAAAAAACCCCGGCTTGGGGCCGGGGCTGCTGAACTGGCTGCGACAGCAGATTATCAGGCTTGGCTGAAATCGAAGGTAGGCGTAGCAGCGGGGCGGAAGTTGACGGTCACCGATTGGGCGTCGTCGGGGTTGATGTTCAGGCTGGCCGAGGTCAGCACTGCATCAAACGAGATCGAGCGGCTCAGGGTTTCGCTCAGAGTGCCGCCGCTGAACACGCGGTCGGTGTAGAGCTTGAAGGCTGCACCAGTTTGCTGGCGCTGGAGCACGTCCTCGATCATGCGGTTGGACAGGGCGGCGTCCTCGTTGGTCATGTAGACCGTTGCGGTGCCGGTGCCATCGCCGAAGCCACTGATGTAGCTGCGGAAGGGCACGTACTGGCCGGGGGTTTGACCGATGGTGGTGACGTCGATTTCAGCGCGGCTGATCTCAAAGCTCCAGTCGCGGACTTGGCCAACTACGGCGAAGTCGGCGTAGTAAACCTCGAACTCGTTGGGGGCAACGGCAGTGCCGTCATCGGTGATGGCCAGGATGGTGCCACCAGCGGTAGTCGATACGGTGAGTGCACCAGTCGCAGCGGTGTAGCTCAGGACGTAGTAGGTGGTGGCGTCGGAGATAGGCGCAGGCAGGGTGCCGGTACCGGAGCCGCCAGTTTGGCTATTCACCACACGGAATTTCACCGGGTCGCCTACCTTGAAGTTCAGGTAGGGGGCGACGGTGATCACATCGGTGGAAATGTTGACACCGGATTCACCGAAGGTGCCGGTGGTACCGGCGGGTTTGTAGTAGAGGGCGCCGGACGTGCCGGACAGAACGGTGGTGGCCATAGGGCGTACCAAGTGAACGTTGTTGGGCGGGCACTGCCCGGCTTAATACAGGTTAGCGCCTGTAACTAAGCATTACCTACGACAACACAGTTGCAACGTAGGACGTGTCTATCCGCCCCATAAAGTGGGGCGCATCTTCTGTTGTCGAAAACGTCGGGCCGTTAATTTCGCCAACGCGGAAAAATACGCCGCTGGTTGTTTTGGCGGTGTTGTTGAGTGTTTCCAGTGCGTTGACTGCAGTGGTGATCAGCGTTTGGTTGCGGGCTGGGCCGCGTCCTTTTTCCGTGAAAATGCGGATAACAATCGCGCCACGGGCGTTGTCAACGCTGCTGGTAAGCGTGGGTTCGTTGGTAATACCGAAAGTAACATTGACGCGCACGTACTCAGTAGTGGTGTTAGGTGGTACCGCTGTGATGTTGTCGAAGTAAACAGGCACTGCAGGTGCCAGTGCACTAAAGGCGGAAAGCAGTGGGTTTTCGACGGCAGCGCGGATTGCTTGGTAGTTCATCAGTTAAATCCTGTACCTGGGGCGTTGCCGCCGCGAGGGCCTTGGCGAAAACCGAGGCGGACACCGTTTCCTAAGTCGCGTTGCATGGCACCACCGCTTGTGTATGTAACGTACCAGTCCAACGGTGCGGTGCTTACAGCAAAACCAGCACCGTTGCTTACTTGACCTCGTTTTGGCCCCGTGCGGCGGCCAACGGCTACTGGTGTTTTTAGTGGTTCAAGGATATTACCTTCAGTGTCATACTGGGTCTCAAAACGGCCCTCTTCGAGATCTAAAGCTTGTGGAGCATAGTCAGCTCCGTTGACTATTTCGTAGTAAGTGCCGGAACGAAATCGTGTTTTTGGTACGTTACGCAAGTCATATCTGTAGATGTTGTTTCCTGCTGATCGAGGGGCGCCTGCTTGCTGACCAGGCTCAACTGCGTACCAGGCAGACGAGAATTGACCTGAGTAGGCAGGGCCTTGTTCGGCCAAACTATTCATGATCTCTACTGCGGCTGTACGGGCAGAGTTCGTAACTAGTTCTTGTATGTCGCGCACTAAATGTTTAAAGTCCCTTGCCATTACTGGGGCCTCACGATTAGAGAGTGGTAAACCGGGTTGTCGCCGCGATAGGTTGTGATGGCGATGATCTTTGCCTCACGGGTTGCTCCAGCTTGCTGGTATTGGATGCGGTCGGCCTCAGTCGGGTAGTACGTGCCAAGCTCGCTGGCGCCAATGATGACTTTGAGATCAGTGGTTTGGTATAAACCTTCGGCTTCACGCGGGCTGACTCGGGTGATGACTGCTTTGACTGTGACCGTGGTATCGGCGCCAGTTACGGCTCCAGTCGTTGGGTTGTAGGTGCGGGGTGTAGACGTTTTGATATACGTGATGTTTTGGCCCCAGTCGGCAAGGACTGAGGTGGGGATTGGGGCAAAGGTGGTGTCGATCAGGCCCATGTCAGCCTCGACGTAGACGGACGGCGTAGTTGGTGGCGCCCCCCATGCAATAAGCGCCGAGGTAGGTCTGCAGCCAGGGATAGAGGTCGAAGACGTTGTTCACCATGCCCGGTGTCATTGAGCTGGATTTGTATTTGACCTTCAGTTCGCCCAGTTCCACTTGGTCGTAGAGGCCGGTGGTGCCGGTGCTGCCCGTGATGGCGTCGGTGTCGTTGGCGAGGGCGCGTGCCAGTTCGTAGGTGGCGACTTTGATTTCTGTAGGGATGACAGTGCAGACCAGTTCGATGCCATCAACTTCGAAGTCCTCGCGGGGCCATTTCAGGGCTTGGGTTGTAGTGCAGCGGTCACCGTAGAAGCTCAGGGCGTCGATCCAGCGGGTGGCGCTGATAAGGGCGCGGTTTTTCTGGTCGTCTGTTTTATCGGTCCAGGTGGCCGAGTCTGGGACGGTCTCGAAATATGTGTTGGCAGCCGCTAGCGTTACGTAGCTGTTGGCTGACGTCCCAGCGATGGTGGCATCAATGACGGCAGCCACAGTTAGTACATCCTTTGTTTGAGTCTAGCGCTAGTGCGTGATTTCCTTTGTTTGGGAGGATTGCTCAGCACCATTGAGTGATACACCTTTGCGCCAAACATTTCGAGTTCTGCTTGGGCTTCTAGGTGTTGGCCGTACTGGACGTCAACAAAGCTGCGACAGTTATCCTGTAGTACGAAGAGACGCACTGTACTCATGCCTGCTCGCAAAGCTGCTGACAGCCTAGAAGTAAAGGAGAAATCCGCACCGTCCGCGTTGCCTGGTGACACCGTTCGCTCACTGGAGCCCGTTGCAGTGGCAATCCGCGAGATGTTTGCCGCTGGTAAGGATGCCGAGACGATCCAGCAGGAGCTGGCCGTTAGTCCGCATGTGTTTCGTGAGCTGTTGAGTCATTCCTACAAGTTGGTGGGCCGGGCTCCGGAGATTTTTGAGTACCAGGAGCGGGTACGTGTAGGGCAGCTTGAGGGCTGATTAGCCAAAAGAAAAGCCCCCTTTCGGGGGCTTCTTGGTTTCCGCTTCGAATCAAGCGTAGGCGGAGGTGTCGAACGGGGTGTTCACCAGCAGGCGAGCGATAGGCACTTGCTTGGTGGTGCTGTACACCAGGCTCCAGGAGGCGGTGTCGGCCAGGTTGCCGGTGGTGGCAGCGTTGGTCGGGTTGTCGCCAGCCACGTTCCACTTGGTACCAGTGATGTGGTAACCGTAGTGGTAGTCGACAGCCAGGATGTCCTGCATCGACAGGATGTTGCGGTCTGCACCAAGGCGGAGATCCTGTTGGATGCCCTCGGAAACGACGCCGCTCTGGAAGAGGTACACGGGGTACTTCTTGGCGTGGGTCGAGGTGCCACCGGTCAGTGCGACGAGCTGGTCGTCGATCACCACGCGGAGACCAGCGAAGGTCGCCACTTCGGTTTGGGTCACGCCCACACCGCCGCCGCCCCACACAACGGCACCACCTGTGGACAGTGCGGAGGTGCTAAAGGTCAGCATCCCGATCTGTTGGAGGTAGTACGCAACGTTGGAGTGCATTGCGATGGAGTCGAGGTTGTCGCCCCGCTCACCCAGAACTGCCTTGGCGGCCACCACGTTGCCGACGTTGATGAAGTTGGCCTCCGTCATTGAACCGGGGACACCAGCAAACGTCTTGTTGGTTTGGTTGGGGCCAAGCACGCCAGCACCGCTGATTCCGCCAAACAGGCCCAGCAGTTGGGCTGCCAGGGTGGCGGTCTTCAGCTTGTTGATGGCGGCGGTCAGCTGGTTGCGGACGTGGGCCAGAGGGTCGGCGCCAGAGCCGAGCTTGCTCAGGTCGTCTGCGGCGTAGGCGAAACCACGGTGCAGAATCGTCATGATTTGCTCGTCGGCAGTGACGTTCTGGGCGGTCAGATAACCCAGGCCACCATTCCAGCTGGAGGTGGACAGGATTTGGGTTTCGGTGGGGGCGATGGGGTCGAAGAAAGGCACGCGCACGCGGGTGCCGCCAGCACGGGCATCAAGGGCAGCGTTGCGCTGGATGATGCCGCTCTGGACCCACTTCGATTGCTCGAAGATGCCCTCAGCGGTGTACTGAAGAAACTCGGGACGAGTTACAAGGTTCGAGAGAAAAGTTCCCCCGAAGTTGCTGTTAGAAGCAGACATTGGGTAGCTCCAGTGGAGTCAAGGTTGGGGAGGTTGCC